TAAATGGTTCGTCCTCACGAAACGGTGGAATTTTCTGGTTTCCACGAACCGGTTTACACGATCTTGAAAATCATCATATTTTTCACGACCATGGGCGAAGTACTCAAGTAAAGCTCCGTCCAGCAAATTTCCGAACAATTCATTCTCGGACATATGCTTAATGGGTATTCCACAAGTTAATGACTTGTAAATGCTAGACTCGCTGAGCGCTCCTAATCTACGATCTAATTCAGGAATGTAAATGGTTTGTCGCTTAAGAAAATCAACTTCATAAACATTATAAAACATATCATGATCACCTTCCTTAGTGGGCGGCGTATATAAAATCCCATATTTTTCAAGGTATGAAGCTTTAATCTGCGCATTGTACCAAGTGCAAGAACTAGAAACCGTGCCTATATCATCGTCACCATATGTCATCATATTAACACATTTCCTAAAAGGAGGAGGAATTCCCCCATGTGATTCATAATAAGCACATCTAGAATTAAGACTATTGGCGGTACTGTTAACATATGATGTTAAATTTTGTCCACTTGGATTACCACGTGACATCATAATAATAGCTCCATAATATTGAACACAAAATAAAGATAAATCAGCAACCATAGACTCCATGATTTTAAGATTTTCCACAGTGTATCCAATAGAACGAGCAAGTTCGATGTAAATGCGGTAAGACGCTTGAATAACATTCAGAAATTCTTTCTGATCGTATCCTTTATAATCTCCTGCAACACACCTGTTGTCACCATGATAAGAAACAAAATCCATGAACTCTTCCCATTCAAAACCATGGCTATTAATACCAATGGCACACTCAGAAAGTAAAGGAAGTTCGGATAACAGTCGAACAATAGGTAGCCAGTATTTTCTAATTAACAACTTAAATACTGTACCATTGCCGAAGAAAACTCTAACTTTGTCCTTACCTAATTTAACAGGCTCATCCTTCAAATGTGCGACGAACACATGATAACAGCGTTGTCCTTGCAGGTATTTTTCTTCTGATTGTCTCACGAAATCCCATACCATAGGATTGATAAAATCGCGACTGCCATCCACACCAACTAAATAATCAGACGTTTTGCCTTTAAGCGGGTATCCTGCTGCGGTTGAAACTTTTAGAGCATCTAGGAATCTT